GGGTAGGAAGGGAAAGACCTCTGAGTGCTTTCGCCCCAAACCACTGGGGCTCATCAGTTGCGCTTAGTTCTGCGTGGTGGATCGGTCCTTTTCCTGTTCCTCCTTGCCACTCGTCTTGCCCGTGGGATGACCATCTGCTTCTGGGTCATGGAACGCACTGGGGCACGCTGGGGCAAGAGCAATGCCGCAGTCTGTGCGGCCAAGGCCAAGCGTGATCCAGGGTACAGGACGGGTATCACCCGAGTGACAAGCTGTGCGACACGAGATGCGAGCTCCTTCCAGTGAGTGGCGTTCTCAAAAATGAAACCAGCTTGAGCGACGACCATCTGTGAAGCATGGTACATCTCAAGCGGTAAGGTAGAGATACCAACCTGGAAGAGAGGTGACGTTGTACGGAACTCAATGTGAGAATCAACAGTCACGGCCATCTGGGTCTCATCAACACCACCCTCCTCCTCAATAACGACTGCCATGAACGGATCATCGGAGTCGAAAGATACAAGAGGGGCGTGGGTCGTGAGCAAAAGGTCGGTCGTGAGCAGGCTAGTGCTAGCTCCAGTAATAGTCCCGGGAATGGACTGGAACGTCTTACGGAAGGTCTCAGCTTCTTGAGTTGGAGGGGACACGACGTAACAGCCCATCTCGGCAGAGCCGAAGTAGCGCTCAGCAGGGTGTGTCAAAGACAGCGCAGATTGCGGGACCCCCCACCAAGCGTAGGAGGGGCTCTGAATCCGGCTGGCCCTGATTGTGCCCTGCTTGACCTGAACCCTGCTCACATTAGTGAACAGAGTTGACTGGGCTGTTACGCGGGTGCTGTCATATGGGGCTCGGGAGACGGAAATCTCAGGTGGAGCAAAAGCCGGCTCCAAGATCCTAGCAGATCCCTGTGGGAAAAAGTAGACGATCATAGTGCCGGTTGTTGCTTTAATGCTGATTACGCGAAGCCACACACTGCGGCCAAACGTAAACGTCGCCCCGACACCAACAGAAGTAGCAAAATGTGTCTCCCTTAAACCGGTAGAGTCAACAAACTCGTAATCCATTGTCCCAGTACCCCCACCTCCGGCACGGATAAAGACATTCAGACCATCCTGTTGGTCAAAGGGAATGTAAATCCAAGTGTCAGAAGTGCCGTCGGTTCCAAGTGGCGCACCGGAGCCGACGGCTATGAGGTTTGGGTCAGCCTTGGTTTGGCCGGCAGAGACAGGCTCGTAAGCGTAAGCAAAGACTGCTCTACCGGCGTCATTGTCTGCCACCCTCTGCTCCAGCCAGAGTGGAGCCGCCGGCTCACGCACAATGGTTGAGAGAAGGGTTGACTTCCCAAAAGAATTGGAGTTGGTAGTCAGGTTTGTCTCAAACGAGACGACCGCAGTACGCTCCAAATTTGGAAAGGTGGGCAGACGAATTGGCGGATTCTCGTGAGGTAACAAAAGGGTCTTGGCAACCGCAGGCATACCAAGAGCCTTAGTCCGGAAAAG